AAATGTTGCACGGACTGATTACACATATCTTGAGGCGATTGCTGAACACTGCAAACAAACTGGACTTGAGTTGGAAGTTGCTGCTACGCTTATCACACCGAATCTGAAATCAAAGATTCAGGAGCAAGCGGAGCGCAACAATTTGTTGAAAACGAAGAATAGTCGTTTACCTATATGATCAATGGTTATGAAGCATTCTGTTTATACACTTCTCTCAAACTTCACTTCAATTCAGATTCTTACGATTACTTTAAATATAATGGTAAGGTAAACACAAGTATTGATGCGTTTGAGAATCGGAAAGATAAATGGCACTTCTACAAACTGAGCAGAAGGTTCAGCAATGTTGACCAAGGTCGTGACTTTATTGTTGCTAATCTTGTGCATGATCCTAATGTTTGGATTGGGCATTTATTGACAGAAGAATCTGATATTCAGTATCGCAAACGTCAGAAGGTGATTCAGTCTTTGACATACACGTTCACAAACGAGATTGCATCATTTATGAGACATAAAGACCCTAATGCATCACTAATGATACATGACGGTCAATATCCAGAACTGCTTACAATGTATCTTCAGAATGACATTTCAATTGAAACGATTTGTATATTGAATAAGTTGATGGGCTTTTTGTCAATGTGGGATAAAAAAATCATTGATACGATTCGGTATCCAGCGGTAAGCAGAACGATCAAAAAATATACACAATTCATATCTTTTGATGCAACAAAATATAAACTCATACTCAAAAAGGAATACGATGCAAATACGGAAAATATATCTTGATCTTGATGGAGTTCTTTGTGATTTTCATAAACGTTACAAAGAACTTTTTAGTAAAGAACCAAACTATCAAAGACCAAGAGGTGAAACAAAAACAAGAGAATTTGAAGAATTCATTGAAGGTAAACATTTTGAAAGTCTTGACTGGCAGCCAGGTGGTAAAGACTTATATGAGTTCGTAACTTCACTTGGAATTCCTGTTGAGATTTTATCTTCTTCTGGTGGTAAGACACGCCATGATGAAGTAAAGAAGCAGAAGAAAGTTTGGCTGAAACGAAACGGTATTATAGTACCAGCCAATATAGTTCCTGGTCGTGCATTCAAAGCAGATTATGCGAAAGCAAATACTATTTTGATTGATGACACAAGAGATGTGATTGATGATTTCAATATGGCAGGTGGTATCGGAATTCATCACACAGATGCGGCAAAAACGATAGCAATCATTGAATCTATACTTGACGATAGCTATATAGATGTATATAATGAATCATGTGAACAAGATGCACATACAACTAATACAATTTTATACGGAGTAAAACATGTCTGATTTTTCCAGTCTCAAACGCAATCGCAATTCATTTGACAAACTGACTAAAGCGATTGAATCAATCAATACAGTAACAACAGAAAATTCCAAAGAAGACAATAGATTCTGGCAACCAGAGGTAGATAAAGCTGGTAACGGAATGGCAGTTATTCGGTTTCTTCCGGGTCCTGCTGCTGATGGTGATGACGCTCTTCCTTGGGTACGTGTATTCAATCACGGATTTCAAGGACCAGGTGGTTGGTACATTGAAAACTCTTTGACTACGCTCAACCAAAAAGATCCAGTTTCAGAATATAATTCTGTTCTTTGGAATTCTGGTATTGAAGCAAACAAAGAAATTGCACGTAAACAAAAACGCCGTTTGACTTATATTTCAAACGTTCTGATTGTTTCTGATCCAAAGAATCCAGAGAATGAGGGTCAAGTAAAACTCTACAAGTTTGGTAAGAAAATCTTTGACAAGATTAGTGAAGCAATGAATCCTGAGTTTGAAGATGAAACACCAATGAATCCTTTTGATTTCTGGGAAGGTGCTAACTTCAAGATCAAGATTCGTCAAGTTGAAGGCTATCGTAATTATGATAAATCTGAGTTTGACAAGCCTTCTGCTTTGTTTGATGGTGATGATGCAAAACTTGAAGAGTTGTGGAAGAAAGAATACTCACTCAAAGAGTTTCTTGATCCTAAGAACTTCAAACCATATGATGTGTTGAAAGCAAAACTTGATAAGGTGTTGGGTCTTGATGGCGCCGCACCAGTATCTAAGACTAAAGCGGTTGATGAGAACTTTACACCAAAGACATCACCCGATTTGGATGAAGATGACGAACTTGATTATTTCAAGTCACTAGCTTCAGAAGAATAATCTCCTTTATCTTTTATTCTTCTGGAATCCCCGCTTCGGCGGGGATTTTTTTTTATATTGCAGCCCTTTCAAAAACAGCACTCATAAGTTGAGATTCTGTTGCACGATTATCTAAAAACTTACTTTGTTTCATAATATTATTGTTGTTTATAATTGTATTATTACTACCGCGAGAATTTTCTGCAAGATCGGAAAGCATTTTGAAAATATAATCTTTCATTGCATCCATTTCAGCATCGGTTTCTTTGGTTGTTTGCTGTAGTTGATTTTCTCCAGAAGAACTTCCTGTGAAACTTGGTCCAGATGTTTGTGTGAGTTCTTGAGCCGTCGGTGCTGTTCCACCACGAATTGCATTAGCAATCGTATATCCCTCTGTTGGCATTTTACCTGAAGCTATTTCACCGTGACCAAAAACACTTGATTTAGAAAAACCATAGTGCTGAGAAAGTTTAGATACTAAAGAAGAAGCAGATGCTATTTGTTCTGGTGTAACATCTTTATCATCGTTAGCAATCATTGAAACGCTAACACTGTTAGCATTTGTGACTTTTGGATTTTTATCTGTTGGAAATGCATGCCAAGCCATGATATTGTCTGGTAAAATATTTACAATTTTACCATCACGATCAACAAGATAGTGATATGAAAGACCTCTACTTTGTAGTGTTTTCACTGCTACATCTAACGATCTTCCTCCAGTATGGTGTATGACTGCCGCTTCAGTGCTTTTTCTGGCACCACCAAAACCCAATCCAGCAACAAAGTTTGTTTGAATTTCACTTGAAACTACAGATGGTTTCAATGATTGTCTTTGTTCGTTTGATGGAGTAGACATCGGATAGGGTTTGAAATTACCCTCACCAACGACTCTGCTCTCTCCAGGTTTTATATCTAATGGTGGTTGTGGCGCAATTGGTGGTGCTGTTGCTGTTGGTGTTGTTGACATTGACGCTGCTGCCGCTGGTGCTGGTGCAGCTGGTGCTGGTGCTGGTGGACGACTTTTTGGCAAATCTTGTGCTTTTGCGGGTGTTGTTAACGGAACAGGAGCAGGAACAGTTGGTTCAGCCGTTACAGTAGGCTTTTCATTTTCTTTCCACCACGCTTCAACATCAGCTTTTACTAATGGCCAGTAACCACCATCTTCGGTTTCTCCGTCTGTAGAAACATACATCCAGTACCAACACTGATAAAGATCATATGCCATCAAAGCCCAGAATGCTGCACTGACAAATTGGCCTGCAATAGGTACTACATTCGCCACAAGAGCAACAGACACTTTAGCCCATACTTTTTTCCATGCGTTAGCAATAATTGATTTTGATGCTGCTTCCGAAATTTTTCTCAAAATGCTAGGACTGTTTTTTGCAGCAACAAATGTTCTATATAAAGACATTGCCATATCTTTTGTTTTATTTTTTGCTGCTTTATATCCCGCTTCAAGTGAAGATGCCATTTTTGCTGCTTTATCACTTCCCCATTGCCAAACACGACCACTCCAATCTGTAACGAAGTTAGCAACTCTTTTTCCAGCATCAGCAGCTTTGCCAACAAATTCTGTTGCATATGCTACTGGTTTTGATGAAACTATGCCTCTGTAAACTTGTGCAGTATAACGACCCACTCTACTTTCAGCAATTGCTGTTTTTGCAGAAGATACTCCTGATTTCATTCTCTCAATCAAAGAAGGTTTTCTACCAGGAGGTGTTGTGGGCTTTTTTCTGCGTGGATCAATGTCATCAACTGTATCAAGCAGATTATCAGCCATGTTTTTACAGCAACATCTCATTGCTGCTGCTGAGTCCATTTCTTTGAACAAGCCAGATAAAGCAAAACCGAATCTACCTGCTGCAATTGAAAGTCCCAACATTCCGAGTTTGAGTCCTACCCAGACTAAACCCCATTTCAATAATTTATCACCGAAGGTTGTAGTTTTTCCTTCTGCGTCTTTGAATTCACCTTTCCAAACAGTTTTCAAAAGTTCCCAAAAACTTGAAAGAATATTTGTCAAGCCTTGAGCAATTCCTGATTGTTGATCTTTGTTGGATTGTAATGTTGTAACAACCGAGTTGATTAGAGATGTGAGGGTATCAAATATACCAGTCACCAGTTTGATGAATCCAGTTCTAATGAATTCTTTATTATCTTCAAAAAGTTTCGTAAAAAACTTTAGAGCTAACTTTAGCGTATCAGCAAACAGATAAAATATTTTTGGAACAATATCGTTCAAGAAAAACTTAAACGACTCACCTAATTTTAATTTGTTATAACCACCTTCTCCAGTTAAAGATCCTACCACAAATTTGAAAAAGTCTCCTATTGCAGAAAAAATTGCTCTAAAAGCTTTTTCTATGTGTGTTGAACTTTCTTTGATAGCTTCATATAAAACAGAGAACAAATCTTTAGCAACAGAAAAAAATGCTTTTCCAACTGCAACAAAAAAGTTTATTAGTGCTTTTCCTATTTCAGTTTTACGAATTATCTGAATTAGACCAGCAGCACCGACTATCAAAAAAAGCAGTTTTGCAATACCGAATCCAGATGTCAGTGTGCCTGCTAGAGATGATAAAATTCCTCCACCAGAATCTCCACCTTTCTTCTCCATTTTCTTTACTACTTTTCTTTGTTTTATTACTGTTTGTCTATCGGCAACTTTGAGTTTGTATTTTTCTTGTTTTGTTACTGTGCTTTCTTTTCTTTTTTCAGAAAGACTTTTTTCTGCAAGTTTATTGACTTTCTCAAAACCTCTTTTGATTTCACCAAGGTCTTTTATAATGCCCACAAAAATATTCTTTAGATTTTTATTTGAATCTAAAGTTGATGAAATTGGTGAATAAGAATTTTTTACTTTATCCATTTTTTATTATGCTACACTTGTGCCTAAAAGTTTTCCTACAAAATCCTCGTCATAAACCAAATCAAGTTTATTTGAGCCAGATTCTGCGAAACTATTTGTTGCAGTTTTTGATATTACGGTATCTTTAGCAGCAGATTCACCGCTTGCTGTTCTAGTAAGCATACGATTCAAAACATCATTTTGATCCATCAAATTCTGAACCTCTTTAGATGATGTTTTCAATTCTGCTCCTGCTATTTTAGGAGAAAAAGACATTGTAGCCGCAGCTTTATTTCTATCATAATCTGAAGTTGAACCACCTCCAATATTGCCTTCAAGTTTCATAGCTTTCATTCTTTCTCCTGAAAGGAGATTTAGAATGTCATCTTTATCTTGATTTTGTTGTCCTGAACTTCCTGGACTTGCTTGTGCAACTTGCGTTGGTAAAGAACTTGGAGAACTAGGATAAGGTTTACTTTGTCTTTGTTCGTTTGGCGTATAAGAAGCCAATGCAGTAGGTGTACCACCACTGAGTAATGGATCATATCCTCTAAAAATATCTGCACGTAAGTCTGCGTGTCTGGCGTGATGTTTACTTTCCACCATCACACCGTTTCTTCTATATGTTCTTGCTTTTTGTTGAATAATCTGTGCCGCTCTGTTCATGTCGCCAGATTTGATAGCATCAGCAAGGTCTTTTGTAATCAAACCTGGACCACCAGCAAAACTCAAATCCATCAACGCATATTGCTGCATAGGATTCAAACCAGTCCAAACATCTTGACCAGCAAGGCTGTTTACTTGTCTTTTTGCACCATTTGCGTGATTCATTACATCTTGAATGTACAAATCTTTGACTTGCTGATCTGTTAGGGGTGTGTTTCTGTCTGCTTTAACAAGTCTACCGCCAATGAATACTCCGCCAGCATTTTGTTCGGCATTGGATAATTTGTGACCAATACCAATCGTATCTGTTCCACCCTCTGGACTTGCATAAGCTTTATTTCTAAATCCTTCTCTTGCTTTTTTACGCTCAAACTCCATGCCAATATATTCTTCAAGTGATCTAGGCATACCTGAAGGATTTTGATTTACTGGTCGTGCAGGAGAAGGAGCCGTCGGTGAACTTGGAACAGAAGAATTTGTGAGTGAAACGGGTGGAGCTACAAAACTATTGTTGACTGTTGTTGAAACTCCTGTTTGTGTTGGAGTTTGACTCGGTGGTTTTCGATCAACATAATTTTGTGTAGGAGCTTGTTCGGTTGCTGTCGTAGAAGGATCTACACTTGGCGCATCTTCATATTTCTCATCTAGTTGTTCACCTCTTTCATAAACACCACTAATTGTTGAATATAATGCAGCAGTTCCAGCTGCTAGTCCTCCCCACTGTAAAAGATTCGCTCCTGTTTCAAAAAATCCTTTTTTTCTTTTACCTGGTTTATCTGGTGTTCCTGTGCCACCTTTACCACCAAGAATACCCGAACAATTCATTCCACCGATAGCAGAACTCAATGCTCTTTTTGCAATCCATCCATAAATGGTTGCAGTCAACGTGCTAAGTGCTAATTTTGCTGCTAAAACTGTACCTTCAACTGCAAGTATAAGTGTGATGAGTTTTACTGAACCTAATCCTGGAACTGGAATTTCAACATTCAATATTGAAACAATAAGGTCATATACAGATTGAACTAAGTCTGCAAATGATTGTCTAAATTCTTGACTGTTAAAGAAAGTAGTTACATATTGAATTCCAGATGCAATTCCGTTCAGAATAAAAATTACACCATCTAATATTGCTTTTGATATCTCTGGACCAAACTTTGATATTGATTCTTTTATTGAATCTATTGCAGCCATTACAACAGTGAATATTGTTGTTACAATATTCTCAATAATCGTTTGTAGTTTGGACAGAAGTTCTTGATCAGAAGAAATTTTGTTTACAAAGTTCCTCAAAAATTCTGTAAAGTCTGATGCAACTTTAAGAACTGTGTTGATGACCAGCTGAATAAAATCAATTATTTTGTTGCTTATTTCTCCAGGCTTTAATATATCATGGATTAACTCAGCACCTTTTGTAATTAAATCAGATACGACCTCTAAAACTTTTTTGATAAAGTTTTTGATTGCGTCTTTTACGCCGGCTTTTTTGAGAAAATCTGCTAAGAGTATTAGACCAAAACCAATAAGGAAAAATTTTATAATACCTGTAAATAAGTTAATAAGAGAACCAAAAAGGGAGCTTAGATTTCCGCCACCTTTTTTATCAGGATCTATTTTCTGAACGGTTGGTCTTTTATATTTTGACAGGTATTTTTCATTTTTCTCTTTTCGTCTTTGTTCATCTTCTTCTTTTTTTATTTTTTCTTGATTTGCAGAAAAACGAACAACAGCTTTTTTGATCAATGAAATTTCATTGGCAATTGGAATTATTGTTTTTTTGAAATCTCTAAAAAAATTAACCGATTTTTTAGTAGAACTGGATGAAACGGGTTTAGGAGATTTGGGTGAAGTAGGCGAAGTTTTACTTGCACCTTCTGCTGGTACCCAATTAACTCCATTCCAAACCATCCCAGATTCTTTACCTTTCTGTAAAAGAATCTGGGCAAACGCTTCTAGTTTCTTATTTTTATCCGTTTTATCCATTTAGACTTATCTTCGGCTCTTTGATCTTTGATTCTCTTCTTTCATCTTGGATTTTTCTTCTTCCAAAAATCTAACTAACAAATCAACATAGATTTGTCTTTCCCAGGGCATCATACCATCCAACTCTGTTAGACTGTATTTGTGATGCTGCATTAGGGCAAAATTTGTTTCGTAATAATTCAATAAGTTATCATGACTAAATCCTATGCGAAAAAACTTTGCATTCCCTCCAAAGTAATCGTTTCTTTATAACCACACTTTTTGCAGTCAAAATTCAAGTCTTTCTTGATCTTAGGTAAAGTGTTGAAAAACTTTGAAACTTTTTCAAGGTCGGATTGTTTCAGATTCTCCACAAATTCAATCAATTCCTTTTCAGGAGTATCTTTTGCATAATAAACTTGATTTTCATCGTAGATATAATCAATACAACCAATAATCACTTCAACAATTTTTTCAATGTCTTCTGAGTTCAAATCATCAATATTGATTGAACTGAAAGTTGGATATTTCATTATAATACCCACTTTGTCTGTAAGTTCAATTTTGTTCACATGCTCTGGATTTTTTATACACTCAACTTCTAAAAGATTGACATTGATTTCAACTGTGTTTCCACATTTCTTTTCTTCGTCGTTTCCATCTTCAGCTTTACCTTTAACTGTGTTGTTACAAGTAAACTTCAAATTAGAAACATCACTTACTGATCTTGCTCTCAAATTCAAGAACAGATATTCCAAATCAAAAGTGGCCAAGTTGTCTACGTCAATCTCATCAAGAACACAATTTTTCAAAACTTGTTTTACAGTTTTGACCATTTCTCCTGTGTCATTCGTTTCATTTGACATTAGAAACAACTTTTGTTCTTTTACCAAGAACGGTCTGAATCTAATGACTTGATTATTTGAAATCAATTTAGTTTCAAAAATAGGTACGTCTAGTTTGGGTAACATAATTTCCTCACTTTAGGTTAAAATAAATTGTTTACTGCTCTCCGTATGATTTTCCTCCTGGCGGAGTTGGTATGCCTCTGTTAGAATAATTTTGACCAACTGCTGGTCCACGATCTCCACCGCGGGCACGTCTTGCGTTTGCAAGTAAACCAAGCACAAGACCTCCAGCTGCTGCTGTAATTAGGCCTGAAAGGAAACCTCCACCAGCATAAGGCTTACCCGCTTCTTGTCCCTTTGCATTGTCACCACCGTCATTACCACCAAGATAATCTTTTCCTGGCACTTTTGGATCTTGTGCATTATCACCGCCGTCATGTCCACCACGATAATCTAATGGAACGCCAGCTGGAATTTGATTAGCCCTATCTGATTGACCAAATGCTGCAACAGCTTTGTATCCAGGAAGAGCTGGATGATTTACCAATTCTCTCGTAACCTCATCTGGCCTGTCTTTGTAGTCTTCACCAATAATACTTGCTTTTTCTAAATCCACATCAGCAAAATCGGAAACATATAATGCTCCAGGCTCAACAGAAAACACTTCTGTTTCATATCTCAAATATGAAAACACAACAGTTAGACGATGAAAACCATCATCTGACCAGTTCAATGGTTGTGCTTGTATGTTGATTGGAAATGCATCAATAAGCTTTACTTTGTAAATTTCATTTCCAATATCATCATACTGAGAAATGTAAATTGTAGTTAGATAATCATCACGAAATCTCATATTGTTCGTTGATGATGGCATTACATACTCCAACCATTGGTCAAAAAGATTTCTTTCAAAAAAAGTTCCGGTGCTTAAAAGAGTTATGTTGATATCATTATATTGTGTCTGAAATGGTATTTTATACGTTGGACCGTATATTTTCACATCTTCTGTCACAAAGCTTTTACCTGGTAACTCTGCCACTTCACACTGCAAAGACAGTTCTTGAGAATTAGGAATTTTTTCAATGCTTTGCAGCACTTGTGGCAAAACAATGTTTATCTTAAATTTAGAAGGCTTTGATAATCCATTCCTATTATTGATATTAGATAAAAAGTCGTTCGGGTTAAAACTCATCTAAATTGCTCCTGTGATTCCATCCAAACTTTGTTCTTTTTTTCTTTTTCAAAAAATTCAACGGGCAATAATGCCGCTATGTCCCATTCGTCCGCGGTTATCTCTAAAAATCTGGATTCTATGTGTTTGAACAGATATTTTTTTATGCAAGGTTTTGCTTCAAACATCTTTGTAGATGCTTTTAAAAAATT